CTGCTGGACGCCGCGACTTCCGCCCTTGTGCTTGAGCATGGTCTGCGAGTTGCTGATGTGCGCGGCGTCCAGCAGGGCGCGCAGCGCCCCGGTGGCACCCGCCGCCAGTCCGCCGATCATCTGCGGCAGGCCGATGGCGTAGGCACCGCGCCACGGCACGAAGGGGAACTCAGCGAACCACTCCAGCTCCTCGCGGCTATCGTCCACCTCATCCCAGTTGCGGTAGATCGACAGAACCTTACTCGTGGTCTTGTCGATCGTGATGATGTAGGGCGACGGCGCAGCGCCGATCTTCGCCGCGTCCGTGGTATTGTCCTTGCCGCCGGTCTCGGCGTCATGCTCGATGTTTGTGAGCGCGTAGATCTCGTAGACGGTGCGCAAACCGTCCTCATTGTAGCTCGTCTCGCTCTTGCCTTCGACCTTGTCGTTGGCCTTCTGCGACAGTGAGCGATCCGGCTCCATCGACGCGGGGATCAGGTCCGCGTCGAGGTAGACGCCCGCGCGCACGGACTGTTCGTAGTCCAGTTGCGTCAGGTAGCGACGCCACGTGCGGCGCTGGGCGCTGTAGAAGTTGCCAGCGGCAAAGGGCAGCAGCATGTCATCGACGTACACCGTCGTGAAGGTGGGCCTGTTGCCCGGCTCATTCCAGCCCAGCTTCATGTACTGCACGCCGCCCAGTGGCGTCTGCGTCAGGAGCTGCTCCAGCTCGGAGCGGAACTCGCCCTTGGACTGGACGGTGAGCTGCCAGTTCATAAACGCCGTCTTGCGGCGGGCTTTCTTGACCTTCGCTGCGGTAATTTCGCCGGGGATGAAGTCCTTGGCTGGTCCGCTCGCGGGCATCAGCTCCTTCATGGCGCGCGACGCGAAGTCCACACAGGCCTCGGTCATCATGGGGTGGACGACCTTGCTCGCGCCCTCAAAGCTCGCGCCGCCGGGGGCGTCCTTGCCCAGCCCAGTGCGGCGTATGCCCTCTTCGTACTGCTCGTCGCGCTTCTTGCGGGCCTCAAGATCCTTGCTGATCAGCTCAAGGTACTGCGTCGCGATGCGGTTGAGCTCAGTCTCGGGCATAGTCTCCGCGAGGTTCTCGTAGAAGTCGCCGTCCGTGTCGGGCGCGTCTTCGTCCTCGTCTTCATCGTCGAGCGTGACGATCGCGCCGCCGTCGTCCGTGTCCTGCACGTTGGGGTCTTTGATCTTGGGCTCGTCGTCGTCGCCAATGCCGAAGTAGTCGTTGGACTTCTCGTCCGGCATGTCGGGGGACAGGTCGTCTTCCCTGTCGTCGTCTTCGCCTATGCCGCTCAAGTGTGCCTCGTCATTGCGTGTACGGGTTTATCGACGCAGTTTTGGGCGCACTGACACCCTGCGACAACGGTGATAGCGCACTCAACATGCCCTTGTCGATAAAATATCGCAAGGCCTGCGCCGCGCTGTCAACCAGATCGTCATGCTTGATGCTGCCGCTGCCCGTGAAGCTGCACAGTTGGTGCAGCAACGGCTCGACCCACGTGCGCGGCTTGCCGGGGAACTTGTTGCTCTCCGGTATCCAGATCAGGCGACGCGCAAACACGGGCGACACGAGGTGCAGGCGCGTGAGTTTGTCGGCGCGGCCGGGGTTGTAGGCGTATGTCATGATGCCCTCGCGATCGAGCGTCTGGCGCAGGCTGATGCCGCTGCCCTTGTCCTCGATGATCACCAGATCAGGCTTGCGGCCTGACGTTCTGGGCTTGGATGCGCCGAATAGCGGCTTGATCATGGCCTTGTCCTGATCATCGCCGTAGGCTGTGTTCAACTCGCGCTTCACCCGCGTGATCAGGTCTGGCAGGCCCAGTTGCTCCTGCCAGCAATCCAGCAGCATGACGAAGCTGCGCATGTCGCGCGCCTTCTCGTAGCCGCCAGTGCGGCGCGCGTGGGGCTTGTCGTCCTCCAGCTCGGGGAGCTCATCCAGCGATTTCGGCGTCAGAGCGTTGGGCTCCTCGATGTCGAACCCACCCCACACGGTGCATGCGCTGTAGTCGGGGTCGCCGCCCTTCTTGCCGCCCGTCGCCTCGGTGAACGCCGTGTCCAAGCTCATGATGATCCAGTTGAGCGGGGGCAAAGGCTTGTCCGCAGGCCACAGCCTGAACTGGCTGCGCTTCACGAGGCCGCTCTCCTCTGGATCGATCAATTCCCCGAGTGCCTCCTGTCTGAAAAGCGCAGTGCCTTCGTACTGCATGATCTGATCGCGGAAGGTGGGCGCGAGGTTGGCCATGTTCGACATGCTGGATGCGCGCGTGACGGCCACGTCCTTGCCGTTGCGCGCCAGCAGCGAGCGGATAAGGGATCGCGGCCGGGGCGTGGTGGTCGCCACCAAGCGCGGCTTCTGGCCGAGGCGCAGGGCGAACATGATCATGTCCAAGGCCTCTTCGTCGTAGGTCCACGCGGCCAGCTCGTCGGTCCACGCCCTGTGCCACTGGCCACCACGGAAGCGTGACGGCTCCGACGCCGGGATGCCCTTGATCAGCGAGCCGTTGGCTAAAATGATTTCAGACAGGGAGCGATTGTAGTCCTTGACCAGTGCGGGCGGGATCACCGCAAGCAGGCCGCTCTCGCCCTCGAAGCATGTGTCGCGCACGTCGCTCGCTGTTGGCGCTGCGACCAGCGATCGTGAGCCGGGGTCGCGCCACGCCTCTGCGCCGATCCACTCAGCAGCGCAGCGCGTCTTGCCCGCGCCGCGCCCAGCCATCAGCATCCAGATCGTCCAGTAGTCGCCCAGTGGTTCGATCTGATGTGCGTGCGCATTGGTCAGCCAGCGCATCTGCCAGTCAAACGCTATGCGCTCCTGCTCAGACACTGCGCCGCGCGCAGTTATGGCCGCGTCAAATAATTCTTGCGGGTCTGCAGAGAGCAATCAATTCTCGCTGGGCTTCAAGCGCGTGGCGTTCTTGATCATATCCAGCGCGGCCTGCAGCGTCTTCAAGCCGTCGTCCGTCTTGATCTCGATCGCAGCGCCGTCCTTGCCAGTGTGTTCGATCTTGGAGCGATCACTCCAATCATCGGGGAAGCGCGCAGACATCGAGCGGCTGTACAGGCCACCGTCGATGGACCGATTGCGCATGCCGTCGTAGCCCAGATCCTCCCAGTGCGCCTGCGAAAGCGAGCGCGCCTCTGCCATCGCGACCGAAAAGTCTGGGATGTCGCGCATCCACTCGTGGACCGTGGACTTGGCCACATGGAAGTCTGCAGCGATCTGGCAGAGGCTCTTGCCCAGAGCTCCGAGCTCAACGGCGCGCGCGCAGAACTCGCTCTTGTACACCGTCGGGCGGCCGAACACGTAGCCGGGTGGCTTGGGAGCCGCCACGATTGCCGCGAGCTTTTTCGTTTTCTTTTTAGCCATAGCCCACACCAATACTATCTCGGACGGCCATGCGTCAACGGTGCAGAGCCCAGAGCACGACGGACACAATGACCACCGCCCAGATGGCGCAGCCTATTGGCGCGTCGCTCATACCAGATCAGCGCCTCCGCGCTGCTTGTCCAACATCAACTGCCAGCGGCGACGCGCCTCTGTCTCGCCCAGATCGTCTATCATGCTCGCACACAACCTGTCGGCCGGATCAAAGGGGCGGCACATCGGGTCCGCAGCCACCGCGTCGCCAATGTGCGCCACGATCTGGGCCTCGGCCCGCACCCTCGGTGTCGCCGGACGCACCTCAGTCCCGGCGTCCGCATCCTTGCGCTGGCCTCGATGCGCGTCGCATGTGCGCGTGATGCCAGACAGTGTCCGAGCCCTAGCCAGCGTGCGCGTGTGATAAGATACTCCGCACACTGCACACTCCGAAGTCCAACGCAGGAAGAGCCAGTTCCGCTTCGGACCCCCCTCACGTTTCTTGAAGTAATTCTTTCCCACCACCTCGAAGACCTGATCGTCAGGCGTGACGAACAACTCACCCACCGCAGGGCTTGGTTGCTTTTTAAGCTCTTCAATGAAGGCATCAAAGTTCTCTACCCCCCGCTTGCCAAACTTATGCACCAAGAA